ACGGCACACGGGAACAATTAAATATCAATGATTTACACTGCTTTGAAATTTACAAACGGCACACAAACGGCACACCGCAGAAAAACCTTGCAAACAATATATAATGATTATATAGAAATAATATATATATTATATATATAATACGCGCGCGAAAAAATGCGAAGTTTGCATTCTCGATACTGGGTCACTTTGTATATGTAATTACACAGTACAAAAGTCCGTAGTTGTCAATTTTTGGTACTGTAACAATAGTTTTCGTTAATCCATTATCTTCTACTTTGTCAATAGTTATGAAAGTGTGAAATCTTTCTTGTTCTCCTTTTGTGATTTGTTTGACCACAAAACGGTAGGCTTCAGAGAACCCAGCATCTGCTAGCACGTTTCCTTTGGATAGTGTGCAGGAAACAATCTGATAAACATCTTCATACTCTGTTCCTTTGTCTATATATAAGAAACCTTCTGAAATTGTAAATTCTCTATCTATATTCATGGTTGATGCATCGCACGTTTCCCTATCATCATCTTTCGTGACAAACTCGGTTGATGTATATAGCCAATGGATTTGTTCGGTGACTGTTTTCACGCTCAATTTAATAGAAGAAATATCTATATTTGTTACCTCTACTGCCTTACATGTTATGTAAGCAGCCAATAATATAACGAATGAAATTAATCGTTTCATAAGCGATTTATTTAGTATTATCTTGAACTTTAAACATACTTCCAACGCCAGTCAATAACCATTCGGCATTAATATCGAAATCTTCTACTACATACGCAAGCCATTCCGGTTTGAGCAAGCGTTTTTCTTGTTCCTTTTTCAGTGTACTGAAATTCCAATAATTTATACCGTGCTTGTCCGTAAATGTTTTCAAGCCACGAATTTTGCGTTTACTTATAGCCACGTCGAGAACCAAGAAAAAACGTTTAGTTATGGCCACTCCAGTTGGAGCAATATTTAACATCATACTTTAAAGTATTTTCTATGAAAATCTATTTCGAATTATTCATCTGTTGTTTTCTTGTAAGTTAGTTTCTCAAGGCATTGTACTAAATGCTCATATGCTATACGCAATGCCCTTATTTCTGCATCTTTTTGAGAATTGATTTCTATTAGGCGGTTGATAACAGAGAGGGAGTCTATTTGCTCAGTTGGTTTCTCTGTCCGGATTGTACTTGCTGCTATATCGGCATTAAGCATTTCGCCCTCGCCAGTCAAAAGCCAATCGAGGTTATACATAGGTTTCGCAGAATGAATTAAATTTGCCATTCTACCACTTACTTTCAGTACTTTTCCATTGATAATATCATAAATAGCTTGTGGGCGCGACAGTCCTATGTCCTTGGCAAGTTGTGCGCCTGTGATATTTTCTTGCAAAAGAATGGCATTAATTGTTTCTTTGGCCGTCATAAAGATAATAAAAGTTAAGATGCGGATAATTACGAAAGATTTGTACCGAAAATACAAATAATCTTACTATCTTTGCATTGTTCTAATTGTGATACCAATGCGAAGATAGTAAAATTTATTTGTATGGAAAACAAAAAAGTAGAAAAACCAAAGAAAATGACCCTTCCGGGTTATTATGAAAATCTGCCAAAGGCTTCTTTCCCTAAGAAAGACTTTGTTGCAAAAATAATGAGGGAGTGTGATGTTTCATTCGCAACTGCAAAAAACTGGGTGAAAGGTATTACCCGACCCAAAGAAAAATGTAGCGAGGAAATCCTATCAAAAATTAGCGGCATTCCGCAAGAAAAATTATGGGAATAGAATTCTATATATTCAATGGTGAACTGTGGCGAATTAAGGGGGATGGGGACAACCAGATGCTTACTGAAACAGATATTGACATAATCCAAAAAGTGATATCGGTTGTAAGGGAAAGATACCCAGAGGCCTATTTTGCTTTGGCAAAGGAATATCAGAAAAGTTCTATGAATGTTCCGTATTATCAGTATTTGATAGTCAGAAGGTTCTGTAAATGTAATTTCGGTAAACTTGATACGACAAGGTATGATATTGATAATCTTGGCAGGTATAACTTTGAGATGGTAGAATGTCCATTAAGGGGAGAATGTAAAAACGAAGGCATTATTTGCTCTCCTAAGTTCAATACCAAATTGTCTGTAGCAGAAGAAAGGGTAATGGACCTTGTTTACCAAGGACTGAGTAAAGAGGAGATTGGAGATAAACTATTCCTCTCCGTTAACACTATAAAACAGCATGTAAAATCGGCATATTGTAAACTTGGCATCCATGACAAGAGCGAGTTTGTAAAGCTGGCAAAAGATAATGACTTGTTTAACAAAAATGTAAAGCATTAAGAGCAATGGGATTGATTAAACGTTCAAACGAAATCTCTATTCAGAGTAAAGTAAAGATGATGGTTTATGGGCAGGCGGGAACAGGTAAAACAACGTTCGCTCTCTCCGCCCCTAAATCATTGCTGCTTGATTTCGACAATGGAGTCAAGCGTGTTAATAACGCTCATTTGGATGATAGTATAGGTATCGTCCAAGTAACGAGTTGGCAAGAAATTCTCAACTTGCTCAACTACCAAAAGGAAGACCTTAAAGAGTTTGAAACCATAGTTGTTGATACAATTGGCAAGATGATAGATTTTATCATAGCCTATCGATGCAACGGCAGAAATCCCCAAATACAGGATTGGGGAACAATCAACAATGATTTCAAGTGGTTTACGTCATCTCTCTCGTCGTTGGAAAAGAATATAGTGTTTGTCGCACATAGGGACACGAGAAAAGAAGGTGATAGTACAGTGTATATTCCTGCACTTCGAGAAAAGAATTACAACAGTATAGTCACAGACCTTGACCTGCTTGGCTATCTTGAAATGAGGAATGAGAATGGGCGACAGATGAGGACAATCACATTTGACCCGACAAGCCGCAATGACGGAAAAAATACATGTCAGCTTCCTGGTTGCTTGCAAATTCCACCTATTCTTGATAATCAAGGACAACCGACAGCCCCAAATGATTTCATCGAAAAGAACATTCTCACGCGCTACCAGTCAATGATAGCACAAAAAGAAGAAAAAATCAAAGAGTACAACAAACTCTTGGATGAAATAAAGACAAGTATAGAGCAGATAACAGATGCACAAGGCGCAAATCATTTTGTAGCCCACATGAATGACTATCGTAGTCATGGCAGTTCAATTCTGTTTCATGCAAGAGATTTGTTTAAGAAAAAAGTCGCTGCCTTGAAGTTGTCGTACAACAAGGAAACTGGCGAATATGAAAATGCGCCAGAGGCACAATAATGGAAAATGTCAAGTTCAAATTCTATGCAACGCTTTTGGATGCGTATCAAGACTATCTTGATAGCGAATTAATTTGGGAAAAGTATTGGGGGTGGAGCGTAGCCCCTCCCCATACTCCCGAAGAATTCAAACAAGTTCAGTATCAGTCGTTGATAGACAAAATAAATAGGGTGCCTTATGAAAGTGACGCGGCAGACAAAGGTATCGCTTTCAACGAGGTTATCGATTGTATTCTATTACATAAGAAATCTGCTAAAATACATGTCGAAAATATCTATGATTACATTGCAGATGGGTTGATAGACCCGTGTACGGGTAAGCCAATTGGGGGCGATGTTATTGAAACAGGCAAGGTCAAAGGATTGAATGTCGTATATAATGGAAAGGAGTTTTACTTCCCGATGTCGTTGGTTCGGAAATATACTGATTATTACAAAGGTTCTTTACCGCAAGTCTATGTTCAGTCTGTATTGACAACTATATATGGTGACGTACAACTTTATGGCTATATAGATTATCTCATGCCATTCTGTGTTCATGACTTGAAAACGACACATCAATATACTGTCGGGAAATACAAGAGGCATTGGCAGCACAAGGTCTATCCTTATGCTCTAATAAATAATGGGTGTGAGGTGTATGATTTTGAATACAATATTACCGAAATAGGGAAGAAGTATTACAGAAACTACAAAGAATTCTATACGTTTGAGCCGAAAAGGGATATTCCTTTGCTAAGGGAACATTGCGAGGGACTTGTAAAATTCATCACCGAGAATAGAGCATTGATAAAGGATAAGAAAATTTTCAATTCAGAGAATAAAAAGGAAAACGAATATGTCAACATTTCAGATTAGTGGAATTATTCAAAAAATAGGAGATACAGAAAGCATCCCCTATCGTGATAGGTTTTTCAAGAAAAGAGAGGTCGTATTGGACTGTTCTTATCGAAACCAATTTACAGGACAGATTGAGCGTCCAAATTACCCTAAATTTGAGTTCACAGGAAATCATGTGGAAGACTTGGTAGGTTTTCAAATTGGTGATATAGTAACATTGTCATTCTCTTTGAATGGTAGCCGTTTTGAGAAAGATGGGAACGTGAGATATTTCACGAACATACAGGGCTTCAAGATAGAGAAATATCAAACCCCATATAATAATAGAAAGCAAGGAGAAAAGCAAAGCGCACAAGCGTTTAACGGGTCGCAATCCGCAAGCTCATCGCAAACGGCATTACTCAATACCCCCTCTGTCGTAGACGAACAGCATACGCCAATTGATAGAGAGAATAATGATGATTTGCCATTCTAAATGGTCTATATATGGCACTTTATAATTTAGCCAACATCTATGACAGACAGAAATTTAAATCTGCGTGCAATTTGCTGGTTCAGAAAAACGAATATGTCGAACTTAAAAGGAAAAAAAATAAACGTTCCTTGGCACAGAATAGCTATCTGCATTGTCTATTAGGTTATTTTGGCACAGAGTTCGGGTTGACAATAGAAGAGGTGAAGTTTGATATATTCAAGAAAATCTGCAACCTTGATATATTCCAACGAGAGAGAATAAATAAGCGAGGACAGAAAGTAAAATATATTCGCAGCAGCGTAGAACTTGATAAAGGAGAAATGACAACAGCCATAGAACGCTTCCGGAATTATAGCAGTGCAGAATGCGGACTATATCTTCCTTCTCCCCATGAAGGAGAACTGTTGTTTTTTGCTCAACAACAGATAGAAAATAATAAAGAGTTTATTTAAAGGAAATAATATGTTGAAAGATTTAGAAGGCCACAGGCCTGAGAAAGTAGAATTTTGTCTTACAGAGGCGGATAAAGAGCTCTTCAAGGAAGTTCTCGTCCTATGCCCTTCTGCAAAAAGCGCAGACGAGCCATTGAAGTTGTTACACGAAAATTTTAATGTCCTTTTCCCGGACAACGAAGTTGTTGAAAGAAAATACGACAATTTCGAGATACAGGCAATTCGTGAAGAATATTGCATAAAGCAAGAAAATGATGTTCCAAAGCGCAAGTTGGAATTGGAAAAGACGCTTTCCGACATCAAAGCAATGAAAAAGAATGCAGAAGAAGCCTATAATTCAGCTTTGTTGGAAGTTAGCGACCTCGCAGCAAGAGTGAAAAATGGCAAGACGGATTTTTGTTTGCCGCCTATGAAAACGGCGAGAATTGCATTGAATGGGCATTTCTTGTTGTATGCTTGGGTGGATGATAAATTTCAACTCTGTAAGGTCGAGAAGATACCGACTTGGGATAAGAAAGGGTTATGGAGTCAAGAAGATGTAAACCAACGAGCCATGAAAGATGTCTTTGGAATAGACTTCCCAGAAGTACAAAAACCGCAAGACGATGAACTGACAAGTTCGGAAGAGCTTCCATTCGGGGACGAAGACTACGACGATTGAGTATGTACACTCTCAGAAATTACCAAAAAAAGGCAAGCGACGCAGCTATAAAGGCGTTCAAAGGCAAGGACAAGAAAAATGGCATTCTTGTCCTGCCTACTGGCGCAGGAAAATCGGTAATTATTGCAGATATAGCAAAAAGATTGGATAGCCCATTATTAGTGTTCTGTCCTAGCAAAGAAATACTCGAACAGAATTTTTCCAAATTGAAATGCTACGATATGGTCGATTGTGGGAAATATTCCGCATCTGTTGGTTGCAAAGATATTAAAAGAATAACCTTTGCAACCATTTGGAGCGTAATGAACCACATAGAAGATTTTCTGCATTTCAAGTATGTAATAGTGGATGAATGTCACCTTACCAATGCCAAGGAAGGGCAATATAAGTCCTTCTTTGAAGCCGCTGGTTGCCAAATTGTAGGATTAACCGCTACTCCATATCGGCTCGGTAAAAGTTTTAATGGCTTATCAATATTGAAATTCCTTACCCGTACAAGGCCGAGAATATTTGAAAAGGTTTTGTATTATTGTCAAATATCGGAATTAATAGCGAATGGGTTTCTAGCAGAATTGCAGTATTTCGACTGTACACGAATAGATATGTCGAAAGTAAAAACGAATTCGACAGGAAATGATTATGACGAAATTTCTCTCAGAATGGAATATGAGAGATGTGGGTTTTATGACCAGCTTGCCTCAACCACATTGAGAGTATTAAAGCCGAAGAATAAAATCCCGAGAAAAGGTGTTTTGGTTTTTGCTCGTTTTATAGATGAAGCGGAAAAATTAACAAAAACACTGCAACAGAAAAATATAAATGCAGCCATCGTCACGGGGAAAACGCCGAAAGATGAAAGGGAAGAAATCTTGGAAAAATTCAAGTTGGGAATAATCAAGGTCGTTTCTAATGTAGGAGTGCTTACAACTGGGTTTGATTATCCTGCGCTAGACACAGTGATATTGGCAAGGCCCACAAAGTCTTTAAGTTTATATTACCAAATGGTAGGACGTGCTATCCGCCCTTATCAAAATAAAGATGGATGGATAATAGACCTAGGAGGAAATTATAGTTTGTTTGGGAAAGTTTCCGACTTAAAGATATGTTTAGAAAAAGACGGAAGCGAGAGATGGTGTGTTAAATCAAACGGCAAACAGTTAACCAACATAATGTTTTAATATGAGAAGAAAAAAAATATACCTAAGCGGCCCTATAAGTGGCTATAAATATGAGGAGAGGAAATGTACTTTTAGCAAGATAAGAGAAATATTTGAACTCGTAGGATATGAAGTCATGAACCCTCTTGAAAATGGGCTACCCCAAGAAGCATCTACAAAGCAACACATGAAGGAAGATATAAAGATGTTGCTTGAAAGTGATAAAATATTCATGATGAACGGTTGGAACCATAGTGCAGGGTGCCATACGGAATTGAGCGTTGCTACCGCGCTAGGGTTGGAGGTGCTTTTTGAAAGCATTGCAACATCTACAATAATAATTTCGCCCATAGGAGGCTTATCAGTCGTTAAAACAGAGTTTAAATAAAATGCCTTTATACTATCTAACGCGCAAGAAAAAAAACGCTTGCAAAGAAAATAAAGTGGGGAGGGAGAGTAAGTCAAGATTGGTTAACAAACTTGATAGAGTATTTTCTCTTTATATACGGTTGCGAGATGTAATGCCAAATGGGTATGTGCGGTGTATATCTTGTGGAAAGATAAAAAAGTTTGAAGATGTTGATTGCGGTCATTTCCATAGCCGCAGGCATATGTCAACAAGGTATGATGAAGATAATTGCAGCGCAGAATGTAGATATTGTAATCGTTTCTCTGCTGACCACCTTATAGGTTATCAACTAAACCTTATTAAAAAGATAGGGCAAAAAAGGTTCGACCTATTGAATGTAAAAGCTCATACAACATGCCATTATTGCGACAATGAGTTGGGCTCGAAAATCGCTTTCTATAATAGCGAGGTCAAAAAACTAAGTACGCTTAAAGGGATAAAAGTTAACATATAAAAAACGCTAAATATAATTTGTTATTCAAATATATTACGTTTAGTTTTGCAAAATCTATCTAAGCTGAAACGTGGAACTTTCAGGAAAAGAAATATAATCCTTGGCGAGTATTACTTCTGTTCCACCTGCATTGCAGAGAAGTGAGAAAACCGAGGGTTTTCATGCAAGAAAAATGACGGAATGTTTTATACTAAAACGCAGTTTCCTTGAAAAGGATTGGTTTGACAAACCAGAGATGTTGGCTGTATTCTTGCGTATTTTAGCATGTGCAAATGAAATGGATGTACAAGGTGAAATACAGAGAGGTCAATTTAAAACCAGTCTCAACCTTATGTCTGATAACACCCATATTAGCAAGAAGACCATTCGTACATGTTTGTCTAAACTGAAAGAATTGAAACTAATAGAAACTAATTCCTGTAATCGATATACTATAATAAGCATATGTAATTATGATGAATATATCGGCAAGCAAAGAGAAACGCGTGCGAATAAAGAAAAAACCGCTCAACATATTGCCTCAACGAAAGGAATGCAAAAAGGTAAAGAAGAAATTTCAGCAGCTACCGCGAAACGTAAGGAAAAATTCTACAATGAATTAGTCCCTTATGTTGAAACTTATGGGAAAAGTATGATAAGACAGTTCTTTGATTATTGGTCAGAAACGAACAAAACGTGTTCCCGGATGAGATTTGAACAAGAAAAAACATGGGTGCTCGAACTTCGGCTGCAAAGATGGAGTAGACAACGGAAAGAGTATAATAGCAAAACATCATCTTTTGCTTTACATAATTCAGACAAAAAAAATTATAATGAAGGAGGTTGGTAATGAATGTAGATTTTGAAAATGTTATTAGTGGATTTGGGGGGTGGAGGGATTTATTATTAACAAACAAGGTGATAATAAAAATTCCTAATGCGGAAAATATACTTCGTGCAGGTCTTGATTTCTTTGTAAAGAATTATACATGTGGGGAGTTGTCACATGCGATGTGGATAGAAAAGAATTATCGACCTGTTGTTGAATGGTTAACAAACAACAATGGAAAAGGGTTATTAATGACAGGAAGATGTGGATTGGGAAAGACACTGATAGGGAAACATATCATTCCAGTAATCCTGCTGAATTACTATGGGAAGGTTGTGACGATTGTTAATGCACAAGAGCTTAACCAGAGGATTGATGAAATTTTAAAATATCATATCGTATTCATTGATGATATCGGAACAGAAGAACTTGCAAAATCATACGGAAATGTACGATGCGCATTTTCAGAGCTATGTGATGCCGCTGAACAAAAAGGGAAAATGCTTATAATCACAACTAACCTAACCCCAAAAGAATTAGAAGTGAAGTATGGAGAAAGGACTATAGACAGGTTGAGAGCGATTACAAAATTTGTCCCCTTTGAAGGGAATTCATTGAGGAAATAAAAACTCGCATGCGCTATATGAGCATTGTAAAGGACTAAAAGTTAAACATAGTTAGCAATGAGTGCATCTTTTTGCTAAGCGTAAAAAAAAAACTATCTTTGCAACAAAATATTTAATAAACAAATATGTTTAACAATTAAGATAGCAATGAAAAGATTAGAAGAACTGAAAACAACTGAAGCTTTCAGGCAAATTTTGCGTTGCCACATCGTGATAGCCGTGAATATGTGGCACGCAGTGAACCGTGTGGTGCGCCGTTGCCCGTGGTTGGTTATTGGCTTGACGGTGATAGCAAGTGCCGCCGTAGCGTTTACAAACATCGCCAATGCGCGTGCCGAACGTGACCACGCCAACAAGGAAATGGCCGCGATGATGGACTCGATTGCGACGTATCAGGCGATAATAGAGAATAAGGTTTACTTGAGCAAGTGAAAATATGATACTCACAAAAGAAACCATCGAAAATATCAAGAACATCATCCTTGAAACAGAGAATAATTCGTATGATGATTTGTCGTCTGACTACGATGATGAAGTGACCCAAGGTGAATTCGCGATATTCTTCACCTACCGCATGCACGCTGACTTCGTAGAAGCATACAACTATCACTCCGAGGTGTCTTACAACTGCTACGAAGATGTTTCTTATTCTGAAATTTCAGATGTAGAAATCGTCGAAGTGACCGTCTACGATGAGGTAAGCGGCAACAATGATGCCGTTCCCGTTGAGAACCTTGACGAGTTGAAACAAGCCATACGAGAAATGTTCTAACTCCAATACGCATCCTGCCAATAACGCGGCAGGATGCCTTAAAAACAAGAAAGCTATGAACAAGAACGAAATTTACCAAAAAGTGGACGAGATAGAGAAACTCGCTAGCGAGGTTCGGAGAGAATACTACAAGCGAGAGCGTGATGTACCCGAGCGGTTGCAGCACCTTGGCCTTGACAATTTCACGGGCAACGCTGCCCTATACTACTTCTGTTGGGACATCGAGCACGGAGACCTTGACAGAGCGAAAACCGACCTTTACGATGTCATCGAATATGTAGAGGACTGCTTCAAAGCGGTTGACGCACACAAGCCCATTGCCATTTGCACATGGCGAGGATTGGATGCCAATATTTGGCCGTCTTTGGTAAGAATAAGAGTATTGTTGCAAGACCTGCACACGAACATTGAAAAGTAAAAAAAGAGAATATGACAAGTTTAGAAGCAGTACAGTACAAGCGCACAACGGACATGGAAACCCTGTATCAGATGTTGTGCAAGGAGCAATCAATAACCGAGGCATGGCACGGCTTTGCGGAGATGATTGCGAAGGTATTGAAAGCAGGGGTAAAAGTGGACTTTGACGGAAGGTTTCGAATATATGGAAGCCTCATCGCATACTTTCTTGAGCGGCTTTGCATCCGACACCACAAGAATTACGGAGAATGGCTGCAGGTCACGGACGAGGAAAAGAAGATAGTCGCCTGGCAATGGTTTTATAACGACATCATGGAAACCGTGCTATTCACCAAAACCGAAATAAAAACATCAGAGCCATGTATAGCATAATAGGAGTTGACGGAAACGCTTTCGCAATCATAGGATATACATTATGACCCTTAAAGATACATTGAATGTGGAGAAGAGTGACATGTGTGTTGCGTTTGACAATGCGCAGGATGTTGCGACTATGCGTCAAGTATTGTTGCAAATATCTAATTGGTTCAAGTCAGAGCACAGGTCACTTCCTCTTACATGGGAAAGTCCTTTCAATGATGAGATTTGCAACATGGCATACAGCGTTGTCGTTCAATTTATGAAGAATGAACGAGATAAAGATGCGGAAAGGAGGTGAGCTATGAAGAACGTAGAATTGTTTAATGATAGTTTTCAGAATTACAAGAGCTATCAAATACCCAAGGCACAGCTAATACTCGCCGATGTGCCCTACTCACTTAATGAGAAGGCATACGCCAGCAATCCGTCGTGGTATGTCAACGGTGATAACACACAGGGAGAGAGTGACAAGGCAAAGTCGCAGTTCTTCTATAACGACAACGAGTTCCGCCCGGCCGAGTTTATGCACTTCTGTTCAAAGATGCTTATTAAAGAACCCAAGCAGACGGGTAAATCGCCCTGTATGATAATGTTCTGCGAGTTTGAACAGCAGTTCCAGTTTATCGAGTTGGGCAAACGCTACGGGCTTAATCACTACATACCGTTGGTGTTTCGCAAGGACTACTCCGCGCAGGTGCTGAAAGCCAATATGAAGGTGGTGCTCAACTGTGAATACGGCCTCATACTCTACCGTGACAAGCTGCCCAAGTTTAACAATGGTGGGCGTATGATATTCAACTGCTTCGACTGGGTGCGCGACAATACCACGCCTAAAATCCATCCAACTCAGAAGCCTGTGCCATTGTTGGAACGGTTGATAGAAATCTTCACCGACCCCGGCGATGTGGTTATCGACCCCTGCGCAGGCAGCGGAAGTACATTGCGCGCCGCCGCAGGAATGGGGCGCAAGGCCTACGGGTTTGAGGTGAACAAAGAGTTCTGCAAGGCCGCAAACGAAAAGGTGCTGCGCAGGATAGAAACCAACCTATTCACGCAAATATAACGCGCTTATGGAACTGACAAAGCAAGACCGCAAACACATCAACGACGACGTGTCGCGACTCGCTTTCCGCATCAACATCGAGAGCCGTGAGTATGCCCTACTCTACGAGAAGGAATACTTGCGCGCCCTCATCGCAAAGCTGCAAGACCGACTCGACAACATCGACCAGTATGCAGAATGTAGTATGCGTGCAAGCCAGCCGCGAACAAAAGAGTAAACAATAACAACTATGATAGACGAAAAGAAGATTAACCAAGCGACAGAGAAATACTTGGAAGAAGAAGGCTATAAGCCCTACATAGAGCAATCCTTCAAAGATGG